CTCTAGCGATAAGAGTCTCAAGCTGTTGCTGGTTAAAGCCCAATTCTTTCTGAGTCAATGCCATGTCAAGGGCGATATTTTCATTTGAGCTTCGAAGCAGATCATATGCCTCTGTCCCTCTATCAGCCACGGCCTTATAGAAGCTCTCCATCATCTGTTCTGAATTTTCAAATATTGTGAACAGACTAGACCCTTGAATCTTCACAGCCTCATCAGAAAAGTCATAAAACTGCGATATGATTCTCTGTGTTGTGTCAACCATCTGTTGTGACTCTAGCGTCGTAGCATTGTTGATAAAGTCTATTCCACCACCGAAGTCATCAAGAATCTTAAGAAATTGCTCACTATGATATCGAGTTAACGTATCAACTGCATCTATGGCATCTGATGCGATACCTAGAGGCTTACCAAGGACATCAAATACCTTTCCAGCAGAACCTGCTAGAGAATCAACTGTTGATCCAATCCTACCCGAAGATCTTTCAGCACGATCTAATGATGCACCCAACCCTCTGGCTTGCTCTCTAATATCGTCGACGCTATTTCCAGTCGCCTCAGCAATTAAAAGCTGATACTCTAACTGCGTGCTTAGCTTTTGATTTATCTGGCCAAGAGTTACATTTATCTCTCTTGTTGTTTTATTTTGATCGCCAAAGTCAGCCATCTACACGTACTCCACACGTAATAAGTATTCAGAACGCAGATATCAACCGAAACGTTTGGGACCTATTTCTCCCATTGGAACATCCCTGCTAACACTCCTTGATGTTGATCTATTTTCAGACAACTTCTTCTTCTTCTTGAAATCTTCAACAAGTCGATCTATAAACCATCGCCTATATGGAATCGGAAGAGATCTCACGTCAGAATAGCTCATTCCGAGATGTCTCTGCAGTAGAAAGGCCTCCTCTAGAAACGCCTCTCTCCACTCACTCCGTGGGCCAAAAAAACTCTGACCCAAGGGGAAGTGACACCCGCGAGTTCGTCCCGCAATGCTGACAGTTCATCTGCACCCTCATATCAATCCCAGGTTCATTCTGATCAATGTATGTTCTTAGCTTTCTAGAATCCTGTGCAGGCATGCTTTTAACAAACATTCCGATCTTATTTTTATCAGTTATACCATCGATTGACATTATCTGGTATGCTAAACGTGTTGTTATCATGTTGTCAGTTGAGCTATCAGTCATCTTTTTCATTCTCTCAGACATCACAGATATCTCCGACTCATCCTTTCCTGTTAGGAATTTAAAATGAATATCCTTCTTTGTTACAGGTAGTCTAAAGTGGAAAAGATTTTCTCCCGGCGCCACTGGATCAATCTCAAGACGTCGTATTTCAAGTGATGCTAGATCAAAATCATGATTGCTTCCCTTGCCGCACGATCTACAGCTAACATCAGCACTATATCTTGATCCATAACCTGTCACCCTTATTGCAACCATTAGAGCATTTTTATCCCCTAATAGCAATTCATCAACATTAACCGACTTATCAATTAAGCACGATTTAATAAGATGCGATATTACAGATCCTTGCCTGATTAACGCACGAGACGTAAGGATATCTTCCTCCTGTGCTGTCATTGCCTTTATCTCGAGAATAGACCTTCCATGCAATGCTGAATTGACAGAATATACCTTTCCCTCTGACGGGACTGGGACGGCTTCAACCGGAACCTCCCAATTAAAATCTTCCTGCATTACATTTCTTGTCTGAATCTCTGGATGTGAATCTTGAAAAAATTCAGAATTGTCTGACACTTGCTATCTCCTTGCACACATAAGAATTTTAGACATATAATATGTATGCGTAAATCAAAAGATCTCGCGAATATCAGAGAACGCTATGGGCGAATTCTACAGAAACTGATGCGTCTTCTCTGTCCATATTTCAAATGAATATCTACTTTAACCACTATGAAGGCGACTATAAGCTAATGTTGTGCTATCGAATTGTAAAATCAGAATTGAAGTACAGCATTATCAAATCTAAGCGATAGTGAAATCTCTACCGGCTCTGTGTCATTTTCATATGTCAGAGTATTAAAGTTTGCATTCGTAATAAATGCACCCTTAACATCCCACAGCTCCACAACTGTTCCAATAGGATCAAGAAGCTTTAACTGGATATCTCTCTTATAGAAATCAGCATATCCTGCTCGACCAGACACAGACTCATAATGTGTTCTAACCCACTCCATTACCTGCTGAGCCCCTGATGGTGCAATGGGATCATGAAGTGTAATTGACATTTCGCTAAATGTCATTCTTCCAGCAAGATATCTCTTGGCATTGATAAAAGGAATTTCTTTCATTGCAATAGCCATCTGAGGTCTGGCTGACGTCTTCATGAGAAAGGCGTCAACTCCTTCTATGGCAAACAGCCACCTAAATTGTCTTTTGGGTTCGAATTTATTTGGTAACATGTCTGTAACAGATAGTGTCTCAGCCATAATATTCTCCTTTATAAAGCTGCTGCTTACTTACTAAATATGTTCGCACTAAGTTTATTCTTTTAAAGAAGTGATATATAGTTTAAGAGGTAATTTAAGGTTTAGCTGGGTTCTAAGAATGAAAACGTCAAAAAGATATAAATGTCCCATATGCTCATTTACGTGTGGAAGAAAAAATGACTTTAATACTCATGTTGTAGACTTCCACAATTTTTTGTCAACTCAAGATGCATATAATAAAGTTATATTAAAAACATCAAAAAATTTAACTTGTGCTTGTGGCTGTGAAGAAGAGTTAAAATTTGAAAGCTGGAATGTAGGATACTCATCTAAGTTTAAGCTAGGTCACAATGGATCAATATACTCAATCTACGATGAAAAGCGAGCAAAAGAGATTTCAAATAAACGGTCTTTATCGCTAAAGGGAAAGGAAGGATGGTCAAAAGGACTTACAAAAGAAACAGACGATAGAATCTTAAGAAGATCTAAAAAGATAAAATCAACGCTACAGGCAAAAAGCAAAAGAGGTGAAATAGCATCATGGTCAAAAGGTCTTACAAAAGAAACAGATGATCGTCTTTTAAAATTATCAAAAAAATTAAGCGACAAGTATAGATCAGGTGAATTGATCCCATGGGCAAAAGGCCTTACAAAAGAAACAGATAACAGAGTGCTAGAAATGTCCCTTAATGTTGCAGAAACACTAAATAACAAAAAGATAAGAGATGTGCTAGATTCTAAAAAAAGGCTTTCAGAAGATGAAGTTATTAAAAGACTAAACATTAATGCACCCAAGCTAAAGTTAATATCTAAAATTGACAGCTATAAGCGCGATAAAATAAAAAATCTTATATTTGAATGTCGAAACTGCCACAAACAACAAACTAAGAGCCTGATTCAGGCTATGAGCAATAGATGTGAAGACTGTGATCCACACGGGTCAAAGCATCAGATAGAAATAAATGACTTTATAAGGAGTTTAGGCAAAGAAACTATTATGTGTGACAGATCGACAATAAGACCATATGAGATAGACATTCTTGTCAAAGAGTGTAGATTAGGAATAGAGTATAACGGTCTTTATTTCCACAGTGAAGAGTTTAAGGATAAAAACTATCATAAGAGAAAGTCAGAATTATCACTCGAGCAGAACATCAAGCTAATACATGTCTTTGAAGATGAGTGGGAAGAAAAAAGAAGCATTGTTAAATCAATGATACGTCACAGGTTAGGAATGACGAAGATAAAGATTCCTGCAAGAAAATGCAAAATTATAGATGTTGCCTATAGCGATAGAAAAAAGTTTTTTAATGAAAATCACATAGACGGTGACACAAAATCAAGCTGGGCGCTAGGGCTTGTTTATAATAAAGAGATTGTTGCATGCATATCTGTTAGAAAACCCTTTCATAAAAAATATAAAGGATACATAGAAATTGCTAGATTTGCAAATAAAATAGACGTTGTTATTCAGGGCGGCCTAAGCAAGCTGATAAAGCATGTAAAGGCTAGGGCCAAAAAAGACAGATATCAAAAAATTATGACGTATGTGGACCTAAGACATGGTCTTGGTGAATCATATTTAAAGTCTGGATTTTTAATACGTCAAAAGACAATTAATCGATTTTGGTGGACTGACGGTAAGACACGAATCAATAGGTTTAAAATAAAAGCAGATCCAACAAGAAACATGTCTGAAAAAGAGGTATCAGAAGAAGTTGGTGTTGTTAAAATATGGGGCTGTCCAAATATTATACTAGAAGTTGATATTTAAACTTCTGCACCAGCATTCGACACCATGAAATCAAGTGCAACAAACTCTGCTGTTCTTGTAGGTTGAACGTATATTTTTCCTCTAAGTGTATTATTTTCGATGTCAGCCTGTGTCGTCGTTGATGTATCAATTACAACCTTGTACCTGTCAACACCGCTCTTCTCCTGAATGCCTTGAAGAATAGGAGTTACAAGAGCATTAAATCTATCAAGCGTTTCACTTCTATTCGGTTCAAACAGAAGTGAATTTGCAACTGCCCTGACAGACCTTCTTATCTCGATCAAAAGACGTCTAACATTTACCCTATCAAGCGATGACTGTGATGATAAAAGCGTCTTTTGACCCCATACAACGAGCCCTGTTCCTGGGAATGTTGTGATGGGATTTATATCTGCATCATATAATTCATCAAGGTTTGCCCTCTTTAAAGGTAATGCAGATCTTTCTGCGCTAAGAGAGCCTCTCGTAAATCCTGCCGGTGCAAACCACGGATGACCAATTCTATCATTCTTAGCAAATGCTCCAAGAACGCTAACTGAAGGTGGCACCTGAACATTTGTCAAAGTTGTTGGATCTCTAACAATCGTATCAGGGAAGTATGCTGCAGCAAACGATGTGTCAAGAGCTCGATTCTTAAATGCTGCAACTGTGTATCCCACATTAACATTCTGGAGAGATCCTGTGACTATCTGATCTGTGTTATCTCTTTCCTCAATGTCCATGATATATAGCGCATCAAATCTATCCTCTACTGCATCAACTGCATAGTCTGTAACTGAACTATGTCTTATTCCTGGAATTGCAAGAAGCTTAATGTCGACATCAGATTTTGTTTCCATGATGTCAACTGCCTTTCTATATGCTGCAACAGTTGGACCATCAGTTGCACCTTGATTTGATGAGTCATCCATTTCCCACATACATGAGTTGTTTAGCAGATCACTCTTGCTCTTGTTAAAGATATTTACTCCGTCAAAACCACCCTGGAGGAAGAATGTAAACTTAGCAAAGTTTCTATTGCCGCTATTCTTAAGGTCATCCACCTTGAATGCTCTAGTCTTTGTTGTTTCGTTTGCTGTAATTCCACCCTGTCTGGCATATGATGCGCTCACCCACTGCCTGGGATCTGCCAGACCATTCGATCCTGTTCTAACCTTGACTCTTTCAAGAGTAAACATGTTATTGTTAAATCTATCTGCATCAAGAACGGTTCCATTAGAGTCTGCTGCCCCAGCATTGTCTCCAACTGACACATTTCTTACATCATCTCTAAATGTTGGGAAGTACTTGGCAAAGCTATCAAGTGTGTTGTCGTGAAGACCTATCTTGTTTGGTTCTGTGATACTTTCCTTTCTTGTAAATTGAACTCCCCAGTAGAGATATGACTTTGCCCTATCATTTGGATACACACCTACACTAACTGATTCTCTTAGCGGAGTAGGAGGCTCAACAATATGATGTAACAAGTCTGTAGATCCGGCCCATAGCTGACCCTGAGTCGCTGTGCCTACACCGTGCAACGGCTGACTACCAGATGTTACTAGATGATGATGTCCTCTTGATCCGAGAGGTAATGCCTCATCAGGAACAGCACCATCTTTCAAAATTTTACTTTGTTCAATTCTAATAAGATTTGATTGAACCGGATGATCTCCTTCAACAACAAGTCGCTGTGATCCATCATTTCTATCAAAATCATAAAATGTTCTCTGGTCACCTATAACCCTGGCAATAAATCTATCAGACGATGGGTTGAGACTTAATCCTCTATATTGTTCAAGAACGACCTTCTCATCATCTGAGTCATAAAAGTCTCTTACAATTAGGTCAAATGATCCAAAAAAGCTTGTATCTGACGTTGATTTCTGTATATTCTCAATTGAAATCTTAAACCTTGTGCTTACTCCTGCACCATCATCAGTTGCATGAACTCTAAACAAATCATACTTTGTTCCACCAAAATCCTGTGATATTACATAGGGAGACTTTGCTGTCGAAAATCTTGTTTCAAAGCTTTCATAATCTGGAGTTCCTGCAGTTCCTGCATTTCTTCCGTGTGATCCTGTCGTAATAAACGCGACAGGTTCAAGTGTTGGACCTCCTGTACCGCCTAGCTGAGTACCGCTTCCAGGATATACATACCCAGCACCTGTAATTACAGCTAAGGATGGATGAATGTCATAGCTAGAATATAAGTAGTGACCGCTTTCCTCAATCTTAAAAGGGTCTGTGTTAAGAACATCAGCAAAATAATTAGATGATCTTAGATCAAATGAACAGGTTAGCGTGTTTGGATAGCTATCAGTATCTTTATGACCGTTTAACAGTAGCACAAATTCCTGATTTGATAGATTAACAGCACCTGTTATGCATCCCTGGAGGCTAGCACCGTGATTACCTGCAATTGCAGGAGACGTATTTGATGGCTTGCTATTTGATCCCGTTGCATGCTCTGTAGATGCTGACAGCAGAGGTATTACGCCCGATGCTGCCATCAAAATACCCCTTAGAATTGGAATACATCCATCTCCATTTAGCTCATATTCTGCGCTTGATGCCGACATCGCCCAGTGAGACAGACCTGCATCACTAAACACTGTTGAACCGGCTGATTCAGACATGTAGCATC